TTAAAGCAACACTACTAGACTACATGGGTTCAGACTTATCAGTTGTGAATGCAGCAAGAGTATCTTTCGGTAATAAGCACGAGGTGTTTAACCAGAAGAAAGATGCAAAACTAATTAAGTTCCTGGCTAAACATAAACATACCTCACCGTTTGGGCATGTGTTTGCTTCATTTCATATCTCTGCACCAGTGTTTGTAGCACGTCAGCTAGTTAAGCATAAGTTTCTGCGCTGGAATGAGATCTCCAGACGTTATGTATCCAACAAACCTAAACTGTACGAGCCTACAACTTGGCGTGGGAAGGCACATGATAAGAAGCAAGGGTCTTCTGATAGCGTTGTGATCGAGGGTGTTGAGATAAAAGCTACACAAGCTTACGACATATCTCTGTATGAACATCTATTAGAAATGGGAATCTGTGAAGAACAGGCACGTATGGTTTTACCCCACAACCTAATGACTGAATGGCATTGGTCTGGAAGTTTGGATGCCTTTGCAGACATGTGCATCTTGCGCTGCAATAAAGATACTCAGAACGAGACACGAACAATTGCAGACGATATTAGTGATATAATGGGTAAACTATACCCTGTATCATGGTCTGCACTAACCGAATCATAAATAAATAAACACAAAGGAATCGACCAATGGCATATTATGAAGTTACACATCTTGGTACACAACTGTCAGGTGTATTTAATTCCACCACTCAAAAAGGTGCTATATACGAGGCGGCTAGGCAGTGGGGTAATCAAGTTAAGGGTCAAGGTAAAGAATGGACATCTGTTAAGGTAAAAGCTCCTAAAAAAGAACCAGAACCCCGTATAATGAAAAAGTATTACATATGTAAAACCCGCCGTATGAATGATAACACCGCAGAATATGGTTACGGGGATTATCCAAGTTATACACCTTATGTATCTTTAATTGTTGAAGCTGAAACAAGACGTTTAGCACAAAACAAAGCAAAGAAGCTTGATCCAAAGTCAGGATATTCTTTTGGTGGTCAGTTTGGAAATTTAATTTATACCGATTCAGATCTACCCAAATCAATGTGTACAGCAAGGTTAAGGAGTACACCTTGGATACTTAAAGAGTGAAATAAAATAAAGTTGACACGTAAAACATTAACTTTTATTAACTTAACTCAACTTGTATCACTTTGAATTATAAAAACTCAATGTTATCAATAAGTTGGTTGCGGGAGTAGGATTTGAACCTACGACCTTCAGGTTATAGGTAAATCGTTTGTTTTCAATGGGTTACAGGCCACGTAAGTTACTGTACCCATAACTCCACCACCTAACTAAGTGGTTGACTTATTCACAAAGTGCAGTAGCCTACGGCTAACCCGCCCAGGGTTAGTTTAACTACTAACTGTTGAGGAAGAGTAATGAGCAAAAGAAAGATAAGAAGCCTGAAGGCCATAGAAGACTATACAGAAACTACAATGAGGCCATGCCAAACATGTCATAGCTTAATCTGTGTAGGTGATTCTGCGGTACTGGTTGTGTATATAGCCGACCCTAAATTTAAAACAGGTCTAGATGAATTAGATAAAGAGTCTGAAGAAGATGGCTCTTACTTATTCCATCATAATTGCAGAGACTGTGGAGAGATAGCCAAGGTAAAATATAATGTCCAGCTATCGTGACCAGGTTGAATATGTTAAATCTATAATATTAGCAGAGGGTGATCGGCATACAGCCGATTGCCCTTTCTGTGGCGGTAAAAACAAATTCACATTAGATAAGTTTGATGGGAAATTAATCTGGAACTGCTATCGAGCATCCTGCGGTGTTAAAGGTGCATACACTGGTAAAAGAGACATCAATGCAGCTAAATCCTATCTTCAAGGTAATGCCACCCAGCGCTTCAAAGCTAAATATAAAGAAATACCAACCTTAACTACACGAGTTACCAACCATGAACCTGCTGTAAGCTATCTGAAGCATGTTAACAGCTATGACGCTTACCTACGAGGCGATATAAAGATTAAGTACGCTCCTAAAGAAGACCGTGTACTGTTCTATAACTCTGAAGGTACAGGTGCTGTAGGTAGATCCTTACGCCCTGTTAGAGCCAAGTGGTGGAGCTATGGTGATCTATCAGAAGGTATACATGTAGGTACTGGTAAACATGCTGTACTTGTAGAAGATGTTGCATCAGCTTGTAGCGTATCTAACTGTTACAACATAACATCAGTTGCGCTATTAGGTACAAACATCACTAAAAGTATAGCTAAAACACTTAATAAGTACGAAAGAATCACATTAGTTCTTGACAATGACGCATCTCTTAAAGCAATATCTCTTTCAAGGAAGCTAAATATGCAATGTAATGTAAGATTTACAAAACTTGATTTAAAATATCTTACTGCACAAGCAATTGAAGATTTAGTTATGTAGAAAGCCAGCGACTATATGTATGGTAGAAAGGGAAGAAAATGGTACAATCGAGTATTTTTTATTGGAATTATATTAGTAATAAGGTCATAGGTAGACATAATAGAAACCGTATCAGGGAATATTATTATTCTAACAAAGTCCCTGATGCCATTTGTCATCTGCACATACGTCCTGTCTCGTCCTGGTGCAACACCACACTAGCTCCACCAACTATCCTGTTGAAATAGATTTTAGTTTGCAGTATCTGCTGCATGTATTTTACAAATATATTTTATAGGAGATCGACATGAAATGTCGTGGTATTGTGGTGCTAGATTACCAGATCGAGGGTGGCTTTTTAGAAGCTGCGGAAGAACAAAAGAAATTAGAAGATGCAATCGCATCTATCGTAAAAGGCAATAAGCGAGTTGTCTTTCATCAGGTAGATATGAAGGAACGTAGAGGTGATCAATCCCCTGATATTAAGAACATGAAATTCAGGAACAGCTAAGTACCTGAACTAAAACAATAAACAAAGAAAAATGCCCTGATCGAAAGATTGGGGCTTTTTTTATTTCTACTAATGGTTATTACTAGGGGCATAACAAAATGTCACTTGGAAGGGCAGAGCAGTGGAAATACAATTAATAAAGACGTTACTGAGTAATGACACTTACTTAAACACAAAGCATAGATTACGCCAATCAATATTCTCAGATGAATTAGCACAGATTTATACCTTACTAGGTAAAGCGCATACTAAATACGAAACAGATATTAAACCTGATGATCTATATTCTCTTTGGCTAACAGAGAACCCTGTTGCTACAACGGCAGAGATAAATGACTTCAGGGATCTCGTTGATCAGTTAAAGTATGCAGATAAAATCACAGATACTATAGCTACAGATGTAATCGAAAGCTTATGGCGCAGAGAAATCGGTAGAGACATAGCCAACCTCGGTATCAATATGTCCGAAGGCGATACCACGGCGATGGGCAACCTTATATCCCTGCTAGAACGCACCAAAGATTCGTATATGCCTGATGATTTTGGTGAGCCAACTACGGATGATATCTACGAGCTATTAGCTGAAACATCCAATGATAATCGTTGGCAGTTCAACATAGAAACTCTTAGCCGCAATGTTTATGGCATCGGCCCAGCGGAATTTGGAATTATCTTTGCACGACCAGAAACAGGTAAGTCTGCATTAGCTGTAAGCTTTTGTGCAGCACCAGGTGGGTTTGCTCAACAGGGAGCAAAGGTGCTTTATCTTGGTAATGAAGAGAAAACTACACGCACTAAGCTGAGAGCTATCCAAGCTTGTTCTGGCATGACCCGTGAACAAATAGCAGACAATCCTGATCTAGCCATGAGTAAATACCTATCGATCCAAGACAGGATCATCATGAAGGATGTTCAGGAATGGGATTTAGATACGATCAATGGGTACTGTGAAAAGATCAAACCAGATGTAATAGTAATAGACCAGGCAGATAAAATTAATATCTCTGGCAATTACAATGCTTCTCATGAACGCATTAGAGAGTTATATCGAAGCTTACGTGAGTTAGCTAAAAGACATGACTGTGCCTTGTTAGGTATCAGCCAAGCAAGTGCTGACGCAGAAGGTCGTACTTGTATAGATTTCTCGATGCTTGAAGGATCAAAGACAGGTAAAGCAGCGGAAGCTGATTTAATCATAGGTGTTGGTAAACATAACCCTGCTGAAAATGATACTCCTGATCACACAAGGTTCATAAACATAAGTAAGAACAAGCTGAGTGGATATCATGGATTTGTTCTTTGTAACATAGAGCCAGAGATCAGCAGGTATGTTGTATAATGGGAAAACGATCAAACTTTGAAAGAAAAGCAAGAGATTATTATAGAACACCTCGTGAGGCTGTATTTCCTATCTGGCCTTACCTTCAAGATCATCAATGCTTCTGCGAACCGTGTGCAGGAGATGGTGCATTAGTTAGATCACTACAAGAGATTGGACTGACCTGCTCAAGTGCATACGATATTGAGCCACAATCTAATGGTATTGATATCCAAGATGCCTGTGATCTTAAAGAAGAGCATTTATACGATGCAGATCTAATCATTACAAACCCACCTTGGGAGCGTAAGATTTTACACAGTTTAATACCTCAGTTTTCAGACCTCAGACCCACTTGGCTGCTGTTTGATGCTGATTGGATACACACCAAGCAATCCATTCCATTCATGCCTCGCCTAAGAAAGATCGTAAGCGTTGGTCGTGTCAAATGGTTCGACAAAACCGCAGGTAAAGATAACGCCTGTTGGTATTTGTTTGACCGCCACGACGAAACTTATGCAACGAGATTCTATGGGAGAACGTAATGAACATATTAGTATTGGATTTAGAAACAACCGTTCAGAAGATAGATGGAAAGACGGACAACAGCCCCTACCATCCTGATAATAAATGTGTGAGTTCCCATACTTCTCGTGTTGAGCTGGAAGGCATGTCCAAGGTAAAAAACCTGGTCTTTCATCATAATGAAAAAGATGTGCCTGATAGCCCAGCGCCGCTACAAGACGAACTCAATTGGGCTACACTTTTGGTATGCCAGAACGCTAAGTTTGATGTTACCTGGTTATTAGAAATGGGCTTTGATATCCCTGACCAAGTATACTGCACCATGATAGGTGAATACATCTTATCTAAAGGTCAGAAGCGTCCGTTGTCGCTAAAGGCTATAGCTGAACGTAGAGAAGTTACACGCAAAAAGTCTGATCTTGTAGATGATTTATTTAAAAGCGGTACGGGCTTTGAGGCTATGCCTTTAGCTACTGTCATAGAGTATGCAGAAGCGGACGTTATATCCTGTGGTGAAATTTATTTAGATCAACAGGACGAGTACGCAGCTAAAAGCAATCAATCATTAGCAGAGACAGTAAAGCTGATGAATGAAATGCTGTTGTTTCTGGTTGAGATAGAAAGAAACGGCATAAAGATTGACCTTAATGTACTTGGGGATATTAAGAAACAGTTCCAACAAGAACAACAGGATCTCAACAAACGCTTAGAAGAGATAGTCGAAGAGGTTATGGGTGACACGCCTATTAACTTAGCATCAGGTGCTGATATGACTAAGGTTGTATATAGCCGTGAAGTACTAGATCGTAATGACCATAAACAGGTATGGAACATTGGTGTCGGGCCTACTGGCAAACCACTATATCCACCTCGTATGAACAAGAGTGAGTTTAGAAAAGCTGTTAGAGCAACGACTAAAATTATACAACGTACCGATGTTATATGCTGCGATGCATGCGATGGGCGTGGTCGTATACAAAAGTTCAAGCAGATCACTCGTACAAAGATGGGCAAAAAGTATCGTATTCAAGGTGATCCATACAAGAACCTATCTAAATGCCCTGCTTGTGTAGGTGTTGGGGCTTTCTATAACCCTAATGGTATAACAGCAGGTTTAAAGCTTAATCCTGAATCACCGTCTGATGCTTCTATAAATGGATTTAAGACTGATAAAGTTACGATAGAAAGACTGATCTCTCAGGCTGAGAGTAAAGGCAACGAGATAGCTGTAGAGTTCTTAACAAAAAGTAGCAGATTAAACGCTGTTAATGTTTACCTTGATAGTTTTGTTAAAGGGTTTGAAACTTGGACACGATCAGACGGTATATTGCACACGCAGTTTACCCAATGTGTTACAGCCACGGGTAGGTTATCGAGTACCGCCCCCAATATGCAGAATGCTCCAAAGCGTGGGTTTCCTGTACGAAAGGCTGTTGTAAGTCGATTTGAAAACGGAACAGTTGTTGAAGCAGATTTCAGTTCTGTTGAATTCGTTTTGGCTGGGGAATTAAGTAGAGATACTCAGATTATATCTGATGTTATTAACGGCAAAGATTTACACAAGCAGACCGCCACGATTATTCATCAATGTGATGTTTCTGAAGTTACTAAAGAGCAACGTCAAAGCTGTAAGGCCCATTCGTTCGCCCCCGTTTATGGTTCGACAGGGAATCAATATGAAGGTCATACAAAGCAATATTACACTGAGTTCTTTGAAATATATAAAGGGCTTGCTGAATATCATAAACGATTAGCAAATGGTGTTTTAAAGAATGGCATTGTGCAAACACCTTCAGGTCGTCAGTTCTTTTGGCCTAACGTAAAAAGGTTAAAAGGTAATCGTACTACTTTCTATACACAGATAGTTAATTACCCTGTGCAGTCTAGCGCAGCGGATCTTATGCTCCTGTCCTGTGTACGTGCTTTCCGTAAGTTTAAAGAGCTTAAACTAAAATCACTATTAGTCCTGACGGTGCATGATTCCATAGTCTGTGATGTTTATCCTGGTGAATTAGAGAAGGTCAAAGAGGCTCTAACTTGGGCAATGGTTGGTGTGACTGAAGAAGCCGCCCAGCGCTGGGACTATACTTTCGCCCTACCCTTAGAAATTGAGATTTCTGGTGGAAAAAACTGGCTGGAACAAAACGAATACACTTGACTTGTGCCACCTAGTAATGCCATAATATAATACCACATAACAAAAAGGTTCTAACATGAACGAATTAACACAAATCGACAGCAGCGAATTAGCAGAATTGGCTGAAATATTAGGAACAGAAGTACCATCAGGAAGCAATAAATCAGCTTTGGTCAGAGTTCCTGAACTAAAAATTAATGATAAATCTAGAAACAAAGAAACTAAAAAATCTATACCATTGGGTAGTTTTTACTTAAAGGGTACTGATAAAGTTGTATACGCAGAGACTGTAACTTTTAGACCTTTGGCTACACACATTCAGTATTTCCATTGGGCGAAAGATGAAACTGATGGTAAGCGTAAATTAGTTAACAAATCCCTTGCAGTTAAAAATCCATACAAAGATGAAGCCAGAGATCTACTTGGTGGGATAGCTTGTGGTATGCCTACATGGGATGCTCGCAAGGAGATGGATCAGGATACACAAAGGCATTGGCGCTCTATGCAGCACCGTGTTACTCGTGGGGTAGTAAGCTATACAGGTACTACTGAAGATGGCGAAGAAGTAACTTACGAAAACCAGCCTTGTATTATGTTCCATAAGAACAGTAACTACGGTGCTTTCTATAATGAATTTATTAAGAAGCTACCAAAGGGTAGTCAAATTTACAATTATGCTGCCGAACTTACATCAAAATATAACGAAAATGGGTCTGTTGAATGGTACACCTTTTCGTACAAACCTGACCTTAAAAATGAATTAGGTATGACTAAAGACGTGCATGATACCATGTTAGTTTTTGCTGATGCTATTCGTGCTGAAAACAAGTATGTTGATGAACACTATTTTAAATCAATCAAAGAAGGATCAATTGATAGCGCAGCTATTGATGCCCTCGGTGATTCATTGGACGCTGACTTCGAAGACGTAGCGTAATGGTAGATAGTAACGCCATAATAAAAGACATGAGCAATGACGTGTACCACTCTTCGGGTGGTATATCGTCTTCCGCTGTGAAGACGGTTTATAAGAAATCATTAAAGCACTGGAAAGGCCAAAAGATTACCCAATCAGCAGCGTTTGCTATGGGTAATGCTGTTCATGCACACTTACTAGAGCCAGAACGCAACTTAGTTATCAAAGGCCCGAAAACAAAGTCTAGTAACGCCTTCAAAGAAATGAAGGAAAAACTAACTGATGATCAGGTTCTGTTAACTGAGGTTGAATATGCTGTTGCTAATCGTATTGCGCAGGGAGCATTAGAAAACCCTGTATGCGAAGCGGCATTAAAGCATCCTGATAGGATCAATGAGTGTAGTATATTTATACAAGATCCAATCAGCAGACTCTTACTGAAGACCCGTCCAGATTTATTGATTGAGTCTGAGCGAACTGTGTATGATGTAAAGACTACTCAGGATGCAAGCCCTCGTGGCTTTTCATTCGAATGCAACAAGTATGCGTATTTAATTCAGGCGGCTGTGTATGTTTATATCTGCAACTTAGTTGGCTTAGACGTTAATAAGTTTGCCTTCATAGCCTGTGAAAAATCTGCTCCATACGTCAGCCATATGCATTTTGTAAGTCCAGAAGCTTTGGAATGGGCAACTACAGAGATGCATAAAACACTCGCTGTAATTGCTGAAGCTGAAGATAAGCAGGATTATGGCACTGGTTGGGGTGACGTATCCATACTTGAGAAACCTAAATGGCTATAAGCCCACAGTCTGCCAAGGCCAAGGGGCGGCGTTTTCAGCAATGGGTACGTGATCGCTTATACGAAACATTCCCTGTTTTAGAAGATGGCGATATACGGTCTACGAGCATGGGCGCAGGTGGAGAAGACTTATTATTTTCACCTGCTGCTCGTAGATTATTTCCCTACTCAGTTGAATGTAAAAACAACAAAGCCAACGCCATATATAAGGTGATGGATCAAGCCGTCAGTAATTGTCCTACAGGCATCACACCACTCGGTATGGTCAAGGCTGATAAACGTAAACCATTAGCGGTTGTCGATGCCGACCACTTCTTCGAGCTAGTAAAGAAACATAATGAAAAATAAAAGTATACCAGTTGATACTGTAGCTATCTGTGTATCGCTTTCTGAAGATGGCAGCACCCTCACACAGGCAATGGATAATTTTAGTAAGAGCTATCCCATCGTTGAAAAAGAATACTTACATTTACTGCTAAAAGGTTTGGAATTTATCATCCATACAAACCCTGACTTTGCAGCCACTGTAGGCAATCTCACAGAGCTACTAGAGAGCAAACAAGTAGAGTTTGAAGCAGACGATGAACTCAAGGATGCAATCTCTGATGCAAAGGTCGTTCCTATCAATAAAAATAGGATGAACTGATGGCTAATTACTTCAAAAAAACTCCATCTGTAGAAGAAGATATCGTAGGCACAGTAGACCGTAAGAAAGTAGCCTCAGATGGCCTCTCAACGTCCTATTACAGCCTTCCTAGCCACGCTACGGAGCTTCGACATCTTATATCTCAAAAAGGCATGAGCAAGAGCCGTGGAGACATATTTAAGGCCTGTTACAGGTTGGGAGAAAAGGACGGAACAGACACTCTGTACGACCTGAATAAAATGAAATTTTTCATACAAGATTTAATAGAAATGCACGAGAGAGGCGAACACTTATGAACATAAACGACTACCAAGATCAGGCAGGTAAAACTGCTATTTTTAAAGAAGAGGATGCGCTTCTTTACACTATCTTATCTCTTTCCGCAGAGGCAGGAGAGATAGCCAGTAAGTATTCAAAAATTATACGAGACAATAATGGAATAATTACACCATCCGATAAATTGGAAATGGCAAAAGAACTAGGTGATGTCCAGTGGAACACAGCCATCTGTGCAAGATCTCTTGGGTACAATTTAGAGACTATTTGTACGATGAACCTAGCAAAATTAAACAGCAGATTAGAACGTGGAGTACTCGGCGGTTCGGGCGATAACAGATAAAAAACAATAGGGAGAATAACATGGGGCTTTTTGACGAGCAGGTCAGCCGAAAACCAAATAACTATCCGTGGACACAAGAGATAATCGATGCATTGTGGCATAGTTTCTGGACACCTAACGAATTCTCGTTTCGTTCAGATTATAGTCAGTTTCATTCGGAATTAACGGAGCAAGAAAGACAGGTAGTTGTACGCACGTTATCTGCAATTGGTCAGATAGAAATTGCAGTGAAGCGTTTCTGGGCTGATTTAGGTAAAACTTTTCCACACCCGTCTATGTCAGATATGGGTTTGGTTATGGGTAATAATGAAGTCATTCATAACCAGGCATATGAAAAATTATTAGAGGTATTAGGATTACAGTCTGCATTTGATGATGCATTAAATGAACCAGCTATGAAAGGCCGTGTGTCTTATTTGCGTAAGTATTTAAATCGCAAATATGAGGATGATCGAAAGCAGTATGTATATGCTTTAATCTTGTTTACGCTTTTTGTTGAGAACTGTAGCCTATTTAGTCAATTCTATACAATAATGTACTTCAATAGATTTAAAGCTGTACTGAAGGATACTGCACAACAGGTACAGTATACTCGTAATGAAGAACTTCTACATTCTAAAGCAGGTATACTTTTAATTAATACATTAAGAGATGAATATCCTGATCTATTTGATGAAGAACTTATACAGCGTGTCAAAGAAGAATGTGAGTTAGGCGTTAAGTATGAAGAAAGCATTATTGATTGGATGCTGGGTGATTATGAAGGCGAAGCAATTTCTTCTGACATACTCAAAGCATACAATAAAGGCAGAATGAATCTTGCTATGAAAGCAATAGGTTTTGAAGAAATCCCTATGACAGAATCTGAATTAAACCTTTTGGATCAGACTGAGTGGATGGACGAAGAGACATACGGTGCAACTATGACAGACTTCTTCCAAAAACGTCCTGTAGAATATGCAAAAAATAATAGAGATTTTGATAGTGAGGATTTGTTTTAATGAGTTTTGATTGGGCAAATGAAGCTGCACGACAAGTAATGGAACGTGGTGGATTAGAAAAAGGAGAGACTGTTGAAGGTCGCTATCGTAACCTTGCAGATGCGCTGGGAGTATACCTAGATGATAAAAGCGCTGCTTGTAGATTCTATGAATACATGAGCCGTGGTTACTACAGTATTGCTACTCCTATATTTGCAAACTTTGCAAGGGAAACAGGTCTACCTATTAGCTGTAATAATAGTTATGTACAGGATGATGTAGCCAGTATGCTATATAAGCAAGCTGAAGTCGGGATGATGACTAAACATGGTGCTGGTACTTCTGCATATTTAGGGGATGTTAGATCCCGTGGTAGTCAAATACGTGGTGGTGGACATGCAGACGGATGTCACTTACCAGCGAAACTTATACAAACTGCTGTTACAAGTATATCTCAAGGCTCAGTACGCCGTGGGAATGCTGCTATTTACCAAGATGCAGATAGTCCTGACATTGATGAATTTTTATTCTTCAGAGAAGAAGGTTCTGATATCCAGGACTTATCTCTAGGTGTATGTGTATCAGACGACTTTATGAATGGGGTTAAAAAAGGCGATAAGAAACGTCAAGATACATGGCGTAAGATTATGCGAAAGCGTTTTGAAAGTGGATATCCGTATATAGTGTTTTCAGACACTGTAAATAGCAACGCACCTGATGTTTATAAAGATAAAAATCGTAAAATAAATGGTTCTAATCTTTGTGCGGAGATCGCTTTATCTTCTACTTACGACGAAAGTTTTGTGTGCGATTTATCTTCCATGAATGCTTTATATTATGATGAATGGAAAGACACAGATGCAGTAGAACTTCTTGTATACTTCCTAGATGCTGTAATGGAAGAGTATATAACAAAAACTGATGGTATGCCCTTTATGGAACATGCTCGTAACTTTGCTATTAGGCAGCGTGCAATAGGGGTAGGTATTTTAGGATGGCATTCTTATTTACAATCTAAAATGATACCTTTTGAAGGTTTTGAAGCTAAGTCTTTAAATGTACAAATAGCAAAAACAATAAAAGACAAAGCAATACAGGCATCTGAGCAGTTAGCAACGTGGTTTGGTGAACCTGAGTTACTTGAAGGTTATGGTAGACGTAATGTTACACTAATGGCTATAGCACCTACTACAACAAGTAGTTTTGTATTAGGGCAAGTGTCTCCATCCATAGAACCTTTACGCTCTAATTACTTTACTAAGGATCTTGCTAAAGGAAAATTCACGTACCGTAATCCTTATTTAGCAAACTTATTGGAAAGCTATAATAAGAATGACAGAGATACATGGAGAAGTATTTTAGAAAAAGATGGATCTGTACAACATTTAGAATTCTTACGGGATAATGAAAAAGATGTATTTAAAACATTTAGTGAAATATCTCCGTTAGAAGTCGTGCAACAGGCCGCAGCACGACAAAAGCACATTGATCAGTCACAATCACTAAACCTACTGATCGATCCTAAAACACCACTTAAAGATGTGAATGAACTTATGTTCACAGCGTGGGAACTTGGCGTTAAATCCTTATATTATCAGCGTGGTACAAACCCAGCACAAGAGGCTGCCAAGAATATTATGGAGTGTAGTGCGTGTGAGGCATAACAACTACTGAGGCAACTAATGCAACAAAAACCATTTGAGCAAGGTTTTAATGATTTCTTCAACGGGGTTTTTATAAGCTATTATAGACCCCGTAGTTTCTACGCAAATGAATGGCAACGAGGATTTGATCGTGCCTATTTTTATAACAGGAAAACATATGTACAAAGTATTCCAATCGAAAGACTTCAACAAGTACGATGAAGCAGCACGTTCCCAGGCTAAATCATTCTGGAGTAGCCAAGGGTATACATGCACTGATCATGAAAACGAGTATGATGTAGATCTTGTTGTAGAGAAAGATGGTAAGAGATTCTTCTGTGAGGTTGAGGTTAAAACTGTCTGGCATGGTGTAGATTTTAATTACGACACAATACATATTCCTGTACGCAAAGCTAAGTTCTTAGACAAGCCAACACAGTTTATGGTGTTTAATAATAGCTTAACTCATGCAGCTATAATCAGCAGGAAATCTGTGTGGGATAGCCCTATCGTAGAAGTGCCTAACAAGAAGATACGCTTTGGTGAAAAGTTCTTTGATATACCTAAAGAAAAGGCCGTATTTATTCAAACAATGCAATAAAAAACGCCCTCAAGTGCTTGACCTGAAGGCGTAAAATATATATAAAATTCTTAGAGACTGAACCTTGGTCGGTTCAAGTTTTGTGTTTAAGCCCCTGGACTTCGGTTTGGGGGTTTTTTATTGCAGTCCTAGCTTTTCCATTTCATCATTTACAGTATCAACAGCTTTCTCACCTTTTGCCATTATATCAGCAACAGCCATCATAAAGTCCTCTTCAGAGTTTTCAGATTTTTCTCTGTATATTTGTGATCTAATTAAGTATGCATAAAGAAGTTCAACTTGTTCTTGTGACATCGCAGCGTTATCGGCAGGTAATACTTTATTAGCTATTTCTACAAACTTATCTGGATTACTTAACAAGTTTTCTGCAATTCTTGCGGACTCACCACCATCTAATGTATCTGCTATAAACCCTGATGCACCTGAACGAACCCTTGCACCAATTCTACTCAATGCCCCGAAGGTTAAGGTAACCAGTTTGTTAACAGCAGTAATAGCTGCGGCTTTATCTGCCGTAATAGAATTACCTGCTCCAGATGTAGCTTTTCTTGTGCCTACCTGTACCCCATTTAGTTCTAGTAGAGTTTTTAATCCCTCAACATTTTCAGGGTTATTAACAAATATTATATCTGCTTTGTTCAAGAAGTTAGTAATACCGCCAAGTTCTTCTGTTATCTTAGCTTCACTAATACCTCGTTGATCAGGTAGCTCTTTAGATGCTATTAGGAACTTCTCTCTAAAGAATTTACTGAAAGCAGCCTCAACACCTTTTTGGGTAAGATCTCTCTCAGCAGGGTCAGCAATAGAGTTAATGGTTCTCATGAGATCTACTAAGTCACCTGACGGCGCTCCTTCACTCATACCTAATGACTGTTTATCATTAAAATACTTGTTAAGAACCTCTTCAGTATTGGTTAGCGGCTTACCGTCTGCCCCAGCAA